CTTCCCTTTGGTTGCTTATTTCGTTTTTGCAAAAATTTCTTTAAGTTGACGGTGACGTCGGTTCTACGATGCCACCTAAAACCCGTGTTAACGGGTTTGCTCGGGGTACCCGCGGTGGGGCCCCCCGGAACACAGGCCGAAAAAAACCCCCGCAACAAAATCAAAACACCCGGATGAGTAGGGGCCAAAAGACCGCCTCCAACTCCGGGCCACAACCGGTAGTCTCTAAGCTCAGGCATCAGCTTGGTGCTGTGCTGACCACCGGAAGAGTGACAGCGGCTGCAGCTAGAGTCATCCGCGCTGCCAACCCGGCTAGCATATTGTCAATCATGCGAGGTTTCCTTAGACTACTCAGAGGCCTTGCCAGGGGTAGAATTCCCCTGCTCCTGCTAAGCTTAGTGGCAGTTGCCTCTGCGGCCGGAGTCCCCCAGTTGGCACACAGGGATGGATTTGATTTCATCCACTATGAGAACCGCCAATACAAAGCCAATCGAACCAACTTTATGTTGCCCGATGGATCACGCACTGTCTGTAGCTATCATGGTCCTCTGGACCATGGGACTTGGACAGAGAAGATCCGGTGCCCGGATCCTGTGAATGACGCCAAGACAACTGGACGATGTGTTTGCAGGCCTAGCGCCATGATCATGATCCACAGACCTAAGGGACCACTAATGACAGCTGAGGAGGAAATCGAGCATCACAGGACAAAAAGAGGGATACCTCAGCACCCGGCCCAAGAACAGAGGATGGGGTGGGCAACCACTCCCAACAACTGGACGGAGCATTTGTGGAAGTATGAGGCATGGGCTGTACAACATTGGAGCACCATCATGGTTGTGGCCCTAGCAATACGCATCGCCACGAAGTCATGGACCTCGGCTTTGATTGGACTTGTGATTGTCGTCCTGGCCTCGACCACTGAAGCCACGCAACAACACATGAAATGCGTCTCCCTTGAGACGCGGGACGTTATCTCAGCAGGTGAGGCCACTTGGGCTCACTCAATCCTCGAGACCGACAGGTGCACAACAATAAATGCGAGAGGGAAGCCTACCCTCCACATCACTTTGGAAGAAACCACAATGGAAATGACCCAGCTTGACCGTTACCTGTACTTGGGAGCGGAAGATAAGGCATATTCCCATGACTTCGGATGCCCTGGCGGAACCTATCCAACTGTTGAGGAGGAAGGCAAGAAAGATTGGACCTGTGACCGAGCGATAGCTCCCATGGGTTGGGGTGATGGATGCGTGAAATTTGGGTCAGGAGACACAGTCACTTGCGTCCAAATAGAGTTGAACACCCCTGCCGAGGTCTATACTCCATATGTCAAGGACGTGAAGCACCGGATTAAGGTGTGGAGTTACAACGAGGAACACTCCTTTGATGTGAGCACACAAGATGCCGGGGGGAGATTGCTGTTCGATTCCTTTGGGACCTTGAAGTATGAGTGCCAACCCACGCAGGGATACGCATTCAATGGAAAGAAGATATTGATAACCACGGATGAGAAAACTAGTGCACTATTCGGATACTTGGTAGCTGACGATTGGGTTTCGTCACTTCCAATTCCCTTCGGGTTTGGACCCCATGACAAACGGAAGTTGTCCACGGTGGTCAGGTTTGTAAAACCCCGAGCAGAGGGCAGGGATTACATCATTCGCACCAACACGAGGGATGAACTAGAGGAAGCTCTCGTGACAGCTCCGGCCTTTCCCGTGACTAACGGGACAACTATGGTGTCCAAGATGGACCATGCTCATCTACCGTGCACGTTCTATCTGGATGAATTGAAAATCAACACCATAGCCGATTATCCAGTGTGTTCCGGGAGGATCGCACTCTCGCCACCCGAGATAAACAACCACGAATATTACACGATGGCTGTGGTGACCAACAAACCAGATCCATGCAGAGTTGAGGTGAAAGCCTATAGTCCCACTGACCTGGCCAAGGTCAACAAGATCCAAATGATATCCCAGGATCCCATAGTTTGGGACCATGGGATTGTTGAGTTCACCCTTCCCCCCGGGGAGTGGAGAGTTGAAATCGGAGACAATCATTATGATATCAGAAAAACGGGATCGGTCGTGCTAGAGTATTTCACTGGACTGGGTTCGGAAATCAAGAGAGTGATGAGAACGGGGTCCACCCGGGTTGACTTTTCATCCATGGGTGGATTCTTTCGGAGTGCCGGTGGAGCCCTCACCATGTTAGTAGGTGGGCTCGGTGGCATCCTCTTCGGAGGGTGGCACAAGTTCACGATCCTTGTCACCGGTGCAGGTGCTATCTTTTTGGGACTGCAGACACGAAATGATAAGCTCACGCTCGGATTCCTAGGTGTTGGTGTGATGATGATCATCTATGCCACAGGTGTCGGAGCAACCGACGCGCATGTGGGCCATGACCATCAGGGCCTGGAGGAGCTGGCTCTTTCAACCTTGCTCGCCATCTTCCTCGCGGCTGCGTACAAAGCACGTCAGACAAGATTTGTGTGGCTCACACTTTGCTTGAGTTATGTGATACCAGTAGAAGGGTTCGTGTGTGAGTTCAGCAGTGACGTATGGTCATGTGGCAGCGGTGAGGCGGCGTGGACATCGCGACTTGGAGGCCTAACATACTACCACGGAGACACCACTGATATCAGGGGTCTCATTGAGCATGGACTCGTCGACACAGGAGGAGTGTGCGTGGCGGTATGGCCGCCACGCTTGGTGAACGCCTTCGTAGCCGAAGCTATCAAGGAAGGCTTGCCACTCTGCGTACTGGGTGGGGAAGTGCCACTCCTCCCATTCACTGCTGCCAATGGCACATATCTTAATGCCACTGCTTGGTTGGACAAGGTGGGAGAATATTGGAGGGGTACCCAAGAGGACTCAGGCTTCATCAACTACGCCCCTAGATGCCGTGGTCTCCATGTGATATATGGACTGCCGGCTGAGATCTTGGAGAGAAAGCCTTGCCACCCAAATTCCATGCGGACCATGTTCTTAAGGGAGACGGATTATGTCGAAGGGTATTTCACATCGTCCACCATGGGGAACACGTCAAATGGGAGTGTTACGTGCAGTCCAGATATCTTGCGGTTCAATGACTTAAAAAATTCGCGGGAGTTCAGGAGCCCTAACCTCCACATCCATAGCGTGAAGGAAAATGGCTCGTGGGTTGTCGAATCTATGGAACACATGTACGGATCCTGTATGATTAACCACAAATACGGACGTGGGGAACGCAGTAATAGAGCGTTCATACCACCTCCGATGGGTGGTCTTGACTCAGTGATCGCCGAAATACCTGGATATGGTGCCCAGAACCACTTCCCGTGGTTCGGACGTACTGAGATTCTCAGGGGTCCGTGCCCGGGCACAACAGTGCAGTACTCCCCGACTTGCCAGCCAAGCAAATACACCTACAGACCATATGACATCAAAGGGGTGAAGATTACCGAATTTTGCACTAGGATTGCCAATCTCACAGTGTACCACATGGAAAGCCAGATGTGGGGGTGCGTCTACCCTGCCGAGATTACCATAGACAAGAACTGGCGTGAGACAGCTCAGACTCTCCACTACTCAGTGTATGGGAGCTGGGAAAACCAGCGGAAACAGTTTATAGCTCTCGGGTATGCTTGGTCCGGGGGGGCTGTTGAAAAAACCTGGATCGAGAGTAAACTCCCTGTGACACACGAGCTGGCCACCATAGCAGTCTTCTACATGGCGTCAATGGTACTAAGTATGTTTAGTCCGAAAGGACTGAGTGGGAGACCTCGCATATCCGGGAACTCGATTGTCTTTGGAATGCTGGTAGTGCTGTTGGTAGGAGGATGGGATCTGGAAGGAATCACCATGACCCTTAGTTTGATCTCTGGCTCATTGGTAGGCCTTGATGCCCTCCAAGTCATGATAATAATTCAGACCGCTCTAACCAAACCCCACTTCCTTCCTCTTGCACTTGGACTCTCCTTCCAATGGACGGTCTCATGGATAACCCTCCTCACCATCGGTGGCATCCTCTCGATGGTGGGTAGATTGCATCCGATAGTGCACCTTATGCTGTGTTTGATTGATGTTGGTTCAACCTTCCGTATAGCTGTCTCGTTATCATCCATGCGAGTGGCCACCACCCAGCGCAGCAAAATCATTGTGGGTGCTATCATTTTCATAGTACATGATTTTGAGTTCGCTCTTGGGTTGCTGGCGCATCTTTCGGGAGGCGCTGCCGTACTGGCCATGATGTCGTATGCACGAGGACAAACACCAGGGAGGATGGCACTGAAAAGTTCCGAAGAGGAGGTGTACATGGGCCTGGCTGCCTTGGTAGCTGGTGGTCTGTGGCGCCTCTCACTTGGAGATGGTAGCCCCCTCGACACCACAGTCGTCATTGGTATTGCTGTGTGCACTTTGGTGTACATGCTCGCCACCAGTGGCCGGTTGGCATTGGTAAAATCGGACCCACTTGTTGAGAAGCGTGTGGATCACACCCTGGCAGAACCCTCCGAGACGGTCACGGGAGACATACTATATGATGGTAGCCTCGCGATGCACGTCGAGGAAGATGGAACCTTCTACGTCATGGTTGCCCTGGCGATCCTTTCAGTGTTCTTTGGAGCCACGGCATCTGCACTATTTGGAACGCTAACTTGGTTTTCACTTCCATCAGCACTTCGATCAGAGGGGCTCTTGGGGAACTTTTCAGACATACCCCAGGATGAATTCAAAGGAAGGCTTGAAGATGGGGTCTATCTCCTGAAGACCGAAGGATTATTTACATCCCGACAGTGTGGAGTGGGAACTGTGAAGAATGGTGTCTTGCACGTGCCCTACCACGCCACGAAGGGTGAACTCATCGTCTACGAAGGAAAGTGGATGCCACCCGTCAGCATCTACATAGACCATGATCTCGTTACCTATGGTGGGAGCTCGCAAATGGAGCCGTGCGATCCAGAGTTGCTAGTCGAGTTAGAAATACACGCCCATAACCAGAGGATAGTGGTCACCTCCCGCACCGGGGAGGTGGTCCTCACTCACCTTGACTATACATGGAAGCGGAGAACCATAACCGAAGATTTTCCGAAAGGGACCTCTGGATCCCCAATCTACCAAGGGAGTAGATTGGTTGGGATGTATGGGACAGGGTATTTCGATAAGGAGCGCAAATATGTGTCCGTCCTTTCCCACGGTCCCGAGAATGCACCCGAATACCAAGACGCCGAAGCTCGTGCCATATCCAACGTGAAAGGTGGAGGACAGGGAGCCATCTGGGTGAACACCCCTCCCGGTAGTGGAAAAACCAGGCACATGATCCCGAGGCTGATCAAGGAATGCATCGCGCAGAAGAAGAAAGCGGTTGTGCTCGTACCAAATAGAGTTGTAGCCGCTGAACTGAAACGAGTCGTGAGTGACAACCCAGCCGTGAGATTTGAAGTCTCTGACATGACTCAGCCTGGATCACACCAGGTGACAGTGATGTGTCACTCCACCCTTATGAGCAGATTGCTCCGCAACCCGACGCGCCACAAATACCATGCCTACATAATGGACGAGGCGCACAGCGAGACACCAGAATGTTGTGCTCTGCGCGCCTTAATACATCAAAGAGCCAGCGAAGGTTCGACTACTGGAATATTGCTAACGGCGACGAAACCCGGTGAAGACATGATGGTGTGCTCATCAAACAGGCCCATCGACGATCGGGATCTGCCAATTGAGTGGGGGGGAGACAACTGGGTCTCCAGGATTGCTGACTACCATGTTGCCAATCACGCTGGGAACGCACTTGTGGTGGTCCCGACCCAGCGTGATGCTGAGCAAATTGGTGCGGTTCGGCGTGATGGTTGGCACTTCGTTCCACTCCACGGAGGCAACTTCCAAAGAAACATGTCAGTGATCAGGAGTCTTGAAAGAGAAGCGAAACCCTTCATGGTTGCCTCAACGGAGGTTGCTGAGGTTGGGTTCAACTGCACATTGGAAGCTGTGTATGATAGTGGGCGTGTTATAAGACCAACTCTCACAAGTGAGAACATTGTGGAGTTGCGGATGCGCACCATCACGAGTGCCGCGGCCAATCAGAGACGTGGACGCGTCGGTCGCGTAGAACCTGGAGTGTGCTATGCCCCCAGGAGGGAGACGGCAAATAACGAGAACGATGCCATGTGGCTGGAAGCAAGGATTCTCCTGGATAATGTGTACCAGGAGGTTCCATTCCATCCGCAGGACGCAGCCATGGATGTCTGGGGGCCGCGCTCAAAAACTCTGGCGCTCAATGAACAGAGTGCCTTTAAGAGAAGCCTCCAGGAGCGCGACCAGAGGGGGCTTGACGCCACACTGTTCGCAGCCTACCATATTGCGAGAGCTAGAGGAGACAGTGACTTCCTGGGAGGGGGGAGAGACCCAGAGATCATGGCAGAACTAAGCCTCTGTGAGCCTAAGACGAAGAAATTGAAATCATCCAGAGCTACGCTGGATGGTCTCACCTACAACCCAACATTTTTGGATGCGAGGTGGAACGGTGGCTGGTGGCCCATCACGGGTCCTGTAAAAGGGGCGTGCGAGTTGAGGTCACTTGGAGGATTTTCACCTGATCAGTTCCTCATTCTATTCCAGCACTACTTTAGCTTAGGTGAAAGGCTGATCATCATGCAGCTTAACGCCCTTCAAAGTTCCTGGGTGCTGGCCGCTCTTATCATTGCTGCTGGCATCTGGTTCCTGCTTTACCTCACTAAAGATCTTGTGCGATACATGGAACATCAGACGGCATTCCTTTACGCGACATCTGCATATCTGCATTGGAGTGGATTTGGACCGGTGACTGTTGTGATGGCAGCCTGTTCGTTGTGGCTGTTGATGATACTGCTTGGGGAAGATAAAAGGAACCGCAGCTTGGGTGATCATTTCATCACCAGGTTCATTCTGATTGTGATTTGTCTGGCGGCCACCATAGGGGCCTTTGAGCTTGGATTTGTGCCCCGCACCGAAGCACTCCTGCGGGAGTTGTGGGAGAGCATACGGACCGTTGAACCCGAGCAGCTCCAGTGGATACCACGAGCTACGAGCTCTTCAATCGTAGGGGCTCTCGGTCTTGTGAATATCTACCATGGATCGATTCGGCCTGCTGTGGTTGAGAAGGGGAAAAATGACTCCCTGGTGCAAGTTCTTGGGTGTTTATTGAAAAAGAACTCAGAATCTGTGCTTCCGCTTATGGGAGGAGTCCCTGTGTCACCAGTGAACCTGACTCTAACAATCACTGGAATTGGGTTCACATTGGTTGATATCTCGAGCTCGAGGGCCATGCTCCTTGGGTTCTTTGGGGCTGGAATGTGTTTTCTAGCTGACAGGAACGGATCCAAGTTATACACTGTGTTCCTTTCCAATCAGGCGTTACACATGGAAGCGAGGTCCCATGAAGATGGAACAGGTGCCCCCATGCTCACTCCGAATAGACCGGTTGTCAGCCAGACGTTAGTGTACCTTGCCGGGATCGCAGCCATCGGGGGGGGGCATGTGGTCCTTTCACTTGGAGGCTCTCGCGAGATAGCGGAGGCCGTAGTACTTTGCTTACCAGCTACTGCTTACTATATAACTCGCGGAGCGATGCCAATTTTGGGGAGTCCCACGTTCATGGCTGCTTTGATCTCCATCACACAAGGTGTGACAACACCAGCCTGTATCTGGACGGTGGTGATTCTTGCCAGATCGCGTCTTCCTGCTGTCTTCAGGAGTGTGCGGCGCGTGAGGAATGCTATGAACCTGGGAGTGGTGTGGAAGAAGCGCCTCAACGCCCTCACCAGCAGCCAGTTTTCCGAATATAGATTTCACGGGGTCACAGAACCCGAGAAGGGCTTGGCCATAACCAGAGGCTTCTGGAAGATGGATGAACTCATTTACCGAGGCTATGTGGCCCCTGAGGGAGATGTGGTCGACCTCGGGTGTGGGTCTGGTGGATGGGGACAGAGGTGCGTGATGATTCCAGGTGTACGCACATATAGCGGTTACACGCTTGGGACAAAAGGAGGAAGAAACCATGCCGTCCCAGTGAACTACGAGACTTATGGGCATAATTTAGCGGTGATGCAGGGTGGTGTGGACGTGAGGACTCTGAAACCTCGGAAGGTGGACACGTTGCTCTGTGACATAGGGGAAAGCGATCACGACTGGGTCCTGGAAGAGAAGAGAACGCTTGCCACTCTCACCATGTTCGAGCAGTGGTTAGCCCTCGGGCCTGAGGCATTTGCCTGCAAGGTCCTGCTGCCATGGAGCGACGTCATCCAAGCCCGTCTCAGGCAGCTGCAACATAAATACGGGGGTGGAATCGTTAGGCTCCGCACCTCGCGCAACAGCACGATGGAGGTGTATTACACCTCGGGGGGCAGCCTCAAACCCGAAGGAGTTGTGGTCGCTACCCTTGCCAAGTTGATACACAGACTTGATGAAAAATGGCGAGGGAAAATAATCACTCATAGTAGGGAATTGCCACTGGGAACCAGGGCGAGCCCAGCCAAGGAACTTTCTGAGCCAGACCCGAGGGTTGTGGCTGATCGGGTGGCTTTCGTGAGATCCCAGGCAACTGGGTGGCATTACGATGATGATGCTCCGTACAGGACCTGGAAGTACTTCGGGTCTTTCTTCGCTCCAAACATCACAAGTGGAGGATTCGCTCGGAACCACCTCATGAGTGAGATACTGTGGCCCTGGAAAAATGATCCAATTTCGGCCTCAATGTCAATGACTGATGTTGGACCTGCGGCTCTCCAGAGGATGTTCAGGAAGAAGGTAGACACCAGCCCAGATCCTGAAACCCCTGCTATAAGGTCAATAAATAGGACCATCATGAGATGGATGCTTGACCGCTACGTAGCGAAAGGGAAACACCCTCGCATGTGCACAAGGGAAGAGTTTCTTAAGAGCATGCGATCGGATGCCGCAGTGGGGGGTTGGACTGCCAAATTCAAGTGGGAGAGTGCACCCGAGGCAGTCAAAGATCCAAAGTTCTGGAACATGGTGGACGCAGAAAGAGAAAGACACTTGGGTGGGAGCTGCCGCGACTGTCTGTGGTTGTCCATGGGGAAGAAAGAAAAGAAACCCACAGAGTATGGAGCTCCCAAGGCTTCCAGACTGATATGGTACATGTGGCTTGGGGCTAGGTACCTGGAGTATGAGGCTCTGGGCTTCGTGAACGAGGATCACTGGCTGGATCGTTCCATCATGCCGGCTGCAGTTGGGAGGATACCAGTCGAGTACTTGGGAAACGTGCTCCGGGACATTCACAGTCGTCAGGGAACTCTGTGGGCTGAAGATACAGCCGGCTGGGACACGAAGGTCCATGAAGGTGATGTGGATGATGAAGCGATGATAGCGGAATACATCAAAGATCCATACCACCGGAAGCTGGTGGAGACTCTTTATAGTCATTGTTACCGAAACAAACTCCTCATCGTCCCTCGCCGCAGCTCCGTCAACCAGACCGGAACTGTGTACGATCTGATTGGGAGGAAAGGACAGAGAGCCTCTGGGGAGAGGCTTACCTATGCTGACAACACCCTGACGAATATCAAGACCCAGCTCGGAAGGCTCATGGAAGCCAGGGATGTCTACTCAACCAAGGAGATCATGGGTGAGGGAGACTTATCCCGCAGAGTGCGCCTCTACCTTGATAACTATGGTGATGACATGCTCAGGGATATGGCCATTGCGGGTGATGATTGTGTGGTGGCTTCGGGGGACCCGAGCTATGGAACAGCACTGGTCTACCTCAATGGAACTGGAAAAATCCGTAAAGACATCGGACTTTGGGAATCTGGGGTAGCACACCAGACCTGGGAAGGGGTGTCCTTCTGTTCCAACCATTTCCACCCCCTCACGCTCAGGGATGGAAGGATTCTGATCGTCTGCTGCAGAGATCAGAGTGAACTGATAGGGAGGGGGATGGTGCACATGGGTGTCCAGGGCCGTGTGCAAGAAGGAGCCATGATG